CGGCGTAATCGGTCGCCAGCTTGGAACAGCCGTTCGTTCACCACCGCATCCTCGTCCAGTTCCTTGCGGTTGCGATACCGGTCGAGTGCGAACGCCGTCATGTTGCGGATCACAACGAAGTGATCGTTGTCGGCATCACGCGGCTCGAACTTCCAGTCGTACTTCGCCAACCATTCATCGGTGGGCATCGCTACCGGATGATCTGATCGTTTAACCGAACGGGATCGGGTCATTGATCGTCTGGGTAGATCGGACTGATTTAACTGTGGCGCCCGGAAACACCTTCTTCACGTCCCGCACTTCACGCTGGTTCGATATGAACCGGCCAACTTCCGCCAAGCTCCATACCTCGATCTCGCGTTCGTCCTTCTTCGCGCGTGCTGCGTGAACCGCCTCGGCGTCGTCTTGGCAGACCAGAAGGACTGTTCCGTCGTCTAGACGGGTCTCCCAACATTCTGGGTTTAGAGTTGGACGGCCAGCCGTCGTGGCGGCTTTGTCCAATGCTTCCCACGCACGCCGCATCGCATCGCCGTGCCGCTGTATGTCATCCAGCTCGTACAGCATGCATGCGTTGCCCCACTTCTCGTCCTGTCGGTCGAACCGGCAACGGAGATCGTCATCCACCAGCAACCGCAGTTGTCCAACACCCCACTTCTTCTCCACGGAGCGGGCGAGGTGGTCAACGCCATCGACGACGGCCTTCATTCGGTCGAAGTCAGATGGCGACGCCATCACACACCTCGCCGTTACAGCATTCGGTAAGAACGCGATGACACCTTCCACATTGTTCATGACCATGGACTGCAATTGGCCGGGTGACTGATCCGCACCATTCGCAAACCACCAACCCCGATTGAAGCTCATGGGAGGGCGATTTTGACTCCGCCATCGCACTGGCCGAATCGCCTATAGCGCCGCTAATTTGCGCCATGAGTGCGCCGCTGCTGAAGCGGCGCGCCATGGCGCTATTAGCTATAGGCGATTGTGACGACGGAGCGCATTTTTGCGCCGTTGATGCGCCGGCGAAACGATCCAAGGGCGCATCATATAACTCGGCCAATTTGGCTGGAATTTTCATCGCGTGCCCGATTGTTTTGAGAAGTTGACGAAAACGCCTTGGTGATCTTTTCGTTGCTGCTTGTTGTGGTATTTGGCCTCGTACAGTAGTCCGCTTTCGAACCATACTTCGGTGATTTGCTTGGCATCGCTCAATGATTTCTGTGGCAGTTGGGCTGAATCAAAAACGCCGCCCAATTCGGCGGCGATATCCAAGTTGTCTGTCGTTGTGATTTCCTCATTCGTCACTCTTGGCCACGGCGTAGCCCCGCCTCGCGGTTCCCCGCAAAGTGTTCCATGTCGAAATCCCTCTATTGATTAGGTGGTCAGTTTGGCGGACTGTTTCTCACCAAGCCATTAATGAGCTAGGATCCGTGGTATGACGACCTACAAACACATTTTAGTTGAGCCGCTTTCCGGCGCCCTTGGTGCCGAGATCGCGGGCGTGGATCTGCGCGATCCCTTTGACGATGCCACGCTCAATGAAATAAATCGCGCCTTTCTGGACCATTACGTCCTGTTTTTCCGCGATCAGCACCTCCAGCCTAGTGAATACCTGGTGTTTGGGCGGCAGTTCGGTGAGCTTAATGTCCTACAGCCGCTGGTTGGTCCTGATAGCTTGCCTGAGATCATGCGGGTTACCAAAGAACCGGACGACGATTACAACGTCGGTCACGTGTGGCACTCGGACGCGCCCTATGCGGAAATTCCGCCCAAAGCTTCTGCCCTCTACGCCGTCGAGGTGCCGGAGAAGGGTGGCGACACCTTATTCTCGAACATGTATGCCGCCTATGATGCCTTGTCGGAACTGATGCGGGACCGCTTGGCCAAAATGACAGCAGTTAATGGTGGCCCGTATATCTACACAGCACGGGGTGGACGACCTCAGTTCAGTGCTCGTGAAGATGCGCGCCATGAAGGTGACACAGTATTCAGCACCGCGGTTCAGCCGGTCATCCGAACCCATCCGGAAACAGGCAGAAGGGTTCTCTACGTTAATCCGGCACATACCCATTACATTGAAGGATTATCGTCCGAAGAGAGTGAGGCATTGCTCAACTTCCTCTACGAACATGGAACGCGGCCAGAATTCATCTACCGTTTTCATTGGCGGCCGGGATCCTTGGCACTGTGGGACAACCGCTGCACCTGGCATTACGCGGCCAACGATTATCCCGGTGAACGGCGCGAAATGCTGCGTCTCAACATCAAGGGAGACCGCGCGTTCTACAAATAGCGCCTCAATCATCCCCCGCCAAAACCGGCTCAATCGGTTGTGTCGTAGCACCAAAAGGCTCGAAGCCAAGCGTCACGCCGTAGCGAGCCGCCAATTCTTTCTCCCGTTCGACTGAACGAAACACGTCCCCGACATCGCGCCCGTAACTGGTCGCCACGTCCCGCAAATTCAAAATCCCATTGTAGCCCGACCACGTTCGCATTGATCTCTTTCAACGGGTCCACCCAACTGAAACCTCTCGGGCGGAAGACAACCGAGTCCGCAAACAAGTCGAACTTCTGAATGGGCAGCGAGATCGTGTTCCCGCGTGTCATTGCGGATTGCAGCCATTGCCGAAATACCGGCTCCACGAAATGCTCGATCACGAACCGCTGGAGCGTTCGGTAGAAATCGCGCTCGTCGATGGCGCTAGCTCGCACGCTTGAGTACGACGTCGACTCAAGATCGTTGGCGAGTGCGTTGTACGAGATTCCCAAGCCGCTTGCGACTGAACGCAGCAAACTCTTGTGGAACTCGGCAAACGCGGTCATCGGGTGCGTCGGGTCGAACGTTTGTAGCGATACCCCGTTGGGAAACTGCTCAAACGATCCCGGTTCCGCACTCATCACGGGTGCGTAATTATCTTCAACGTCATCGCCGGTGTAGCCATCACCGTCGGGACTTGTCAAGAAACCCATCTTCGAGGCGGCCACACGCACCGCGACTAATTCCGCTTCGCGGTAGCCGTGCAACATCTTCAAGGACGAGATCGATGCAGCCATCATCGGAACGCCACGTGTCTGGTGCGGACGCTCACGCTGGAACGCATAGATCATGCGATCCGCCTCGATGCGAAGGTGCTTCCGAGCGGCGCCGACATAATTGGCTTCGCCCGGATGTGATTTCAAAAGGTGCTAGGCGAGGGGACGGCCGAAGTCGTCTTACTCGACACCCACACGGATGTTCTTCTCGCTTAACTCCTCGTCCAGAACGTCCGCCTCGACGAACTCAATTTGAAATCCATCGGTGTTTTTCTCGGTCTGGACGTAGCGGACCAGAACTTTACCGTCTCTCGCCAACGTCTCGATGAACAGCCGTTGTGCGTCGAGCCTTGACATTTGCCCGTCGACGGTAGGTGTCCCAACTTGCACCATGACCGCCACGCTCGCTCGATTTGCGTGTTGCCGGGAGCATCAAGGGCGCCGTCGCTGTCCCGCTTGGCGGATTGCAGCGATACCTCGACCTCGCCGATCACATTCGTCTTCATCAAATTGAGGAACCGCCGCACATACTCATCGTTGCGTGCGATGTCTCGGCAGCGATCTCGCAGCCGCTTCAACGCTGGCTGTATCTCAGCATCGGCGCTGCGGTTTGAACCCATGAAGTCAGCAAACAGCCGACGTGTATTTGCTCCGACGTAGGTCCGTTGCCAAGGTCTGCGTTGTTTGGGCGAGCGTTTGAAACGGTCGAAAAATCCCATGGCTAAAACCTCGCGAGAACGGTGCCGCCAGTGCGCTTGCCGTTAAGGGCGCGCTCACGACGGACCTCGCGCAACCATTCGGCACGGTATCGGTCACGCCACTGGAGAAGCTCGTCGATTGTTAGCTTCGACAGCGAACGACCAGCGATTGAGTAGCTGCTGACGTCGGCATCAGCTCGTCCTTCCAACAAACTCTCGATCATTTCGACCATCGTCTTCGCATGGCTTCGAGGATCAGCGGTTGCCGCAGCCCGATTGGCGACGACTTCAAAGGTTCCGCTGTCGACTGTGATCCGTTCACTGTCACTCGTGCGCTTTATGTACGCCTGCCAGCGATAAGTGCCGACTGTGTAGGACGCCGTCGCGGACTGTGAGACGGACACCAAGTAGTCGTCTCCACTCGGGCTTGCGGTGATGGTAATGACGGTCGAGCCGGTGCCCTCAAGCCGTGCCTTATACGAAAGCGAATAGCTCGAATTTGAGTAGTCCGAATCGAGGTCTGTCCGCTTCCATTGCAGGATATCGCCAGCGACAATCGTCGCCGGTTCGGTTCCGGGTACATTGTCCGTGTCGAAAAGATTAGCCAATGGTTAGTCCTTCCCACTCTCTCGATGCAGCGAGCTATGAAATTCAATATGCCGATGGCGGCTTTTGGTGGCCTCGCGTTGGTCGCGGCGGCCATATTTTTTGGGCCAAATTCTGCCCGAGCTACCTCACACTTCCACCCTGATGTGCAGAAGGTGATTATCTGCGAAACAGACGATCTCATTGACTACCTTTCCGGAATCGCCTCCCCCTGTGGCAATAGAGTGGAACTGACTAACTAGCGCTACGGCCGCGCCCGTGTCTTGCCCGGACGTCCTGCATCTACCGCCATGAATTTGCGAAGTCGCCACGGGCACGAGCGCGCTGATTTGGCTGGCGCGCAATCACTGTCGCAGGGGTGTTTCAGGTTTTATTTCTAGTGATTTTTCAACCCTGTTCGACAATTGGTTAATATTAACATTTAATAAAGCATTGGCCGCCAACGCATATACGCGGCAGTCCAAGGCTTCGTTGCGAGCAAGGACCTTCCGCCACTCTAGTTTGAGGTATCCCTTGTGGTATTTCTCGATGTGTTGCTCCGCCGTTAGGTGGCGGAAGAACTCATCATCGTAGTGCGCCGGGAAGTGGCAGTAGCCAGCACTTTCGTCTTGAATTTTGAGGCGCCCGTAGACAACGTCCTTTGCCGTATCGACGCCGACTGGGAACAGCTTGATCTTCCCGACGTTGTTGCGGCTCGGTCTTCCCGCCAGTGCCTTGCCTTTACCCCCAACACCCTTGATCGCGAAGACCCTGCGACCCTCATGTCCTCGAACGAAGGTGTAGACCGCTTGGGTGTGGTGGCCGCCGCTATCGACTGCCGTACACCTGATCGGTAATTCCACGCCGCGAGGGTGCATCCATGTCTCGTTCAGAACCGAGTCGAGATCACCCCACACGGCAGGGCTGGCCGGGTCTCCGTAGAGCGTCCGGTAATCAATCGACCAACTTTCCTCGTTCCGACTCCAACCGACGATCTCGATCTCTAAGCGATCATCCTGTACGTCGACACCGGCGGTGAGCAGTACGACCGGATCGGGTAACCCTTCGCCATAGTCTTCACGACGTTCCACGAGTGCCATGTCGTCGACTTGGTCGCCGGTTTCCTCCCACGTCTCGGCGAGATAGGTGTTCACCCAGACCCGCAGTGCCTCGGGCAGCTTGGGAGCTTCGAGGAAGTCCCGCGCAGCGTCAGCCAATGACGTCCACGGCGAATACAATCCTGACAGTCGGAACCCCGCGACACCGTGGAATGGCTCGCTTGCCCGCCACTCGCGACGGCGCGAAGTCGTTCAGCGTCCGACCATGCGGCGCCACACTCAGGGCACACATAGACGGCCGTCTCAGGTCGGTCGGGTTACCACTTAACATTCGACCAGGCCAACGTTTGACGATGATCGCAGTGAGGACAGGGGACCCAAAATTCCCTTTTATCGCTGCATTCGTAGGCTGCCTCAATCCGGTTTGCGCCCTTCACAGTCGGTGTCGAGACCATCAAAAACTTGCGGTTGTGGAACGTCGCGGCGCATTTTCGCGCCAGCAATACCGGATCGCCTTCAGTGCCCGCAGACGACGGATACCGGTCGACCTCGTCGCAAATCACAATCCAAACCGGGCGGGAAGCCAACGACGACGGCAAGTTAGCGCCGCACGTCGTTACGTGGCCCCCCATAAAAATCTTGTGAAGCGTCGTGTTTCCCGAGTCGCGTGATCTCGGGTCTTTAACCTTGTCCTTCAATTCCGGCGTGCCGCGAAGCATTGGTGCCAAGCGATCTTTCGACCACGACTGCGCCATATCTAATGTCGGCTGCACCACGAGGATGGGCGCCGGGTCGTGAGCGATGTGGTAACCGACCACGTTATTAACGATCTCCGTCTTCCCGATCTGTGCAGCACTCATCACCACGACCGATTCAACCGCCGGGTCGGTGCTCGCATCCATGATCGCCCGCTGATATTCCGCGCGGCCCGTGCGCCAGCGTCCCGGCTCGGCAGCCGACTCCGAGCTAAGTCGCCGGGATTGGTCCGCCCACTGGCTTATCGTCAGGTCTGGCGGCGGCGCGAGCGTTGCGAACGCCCTCGTCATCGCTTCCGCCAGCTTCATCGGACCCACGATTATCAATGGCGGTGACTTCAATTTTCGACAACTCCATTAGTGCTTCGGCTACACCGTCAGCCAGTGCCGCTTTCACCTCGGTGACTGCACCCGCTTGGTATGCGACCGGCGCCAACTTTGACGGCATGGTGAGAAGTCGTTGGCGCATTCGCGCTATCGCGTTCGTCCACGCCGCCTCGGCCTTTTCAAGCATGACCAGATCGCCCGTCATTTCGGCGGACTCCAATTCCGCCATGTCGGCGCGTGCCTTGGTCAGCCGCAGCTTGTGGTGTGCTTCGCTCTCGGCGCTCGCTGGTTTATTGACCCCAACGCGCTCGCGTAGGAAGTGGATGTAGCCGTGGACGCTAGGGACCAGCTCGTAACGGTCGTGGGCTTTTTCTAGTACGCCTTGGCGTTCCAGTTGCCGTATCCGCTCGGGGCTTAAATCAAGGACCTTGGCGATCTTCGCCGTGCTGTAGCTCACAGTTCAGCTCCCCAATCAAATTTTCTATCGTTAGGAAACAATCGTAGCCGCTTTGACACGAACGAGCGGCTTCATCATTTTGTAAACGGATACGCTTCAAGTTTGCATGCTGGACAGCTCCGGCTCGTCGCAGATAAACCGACTCTAATGTTGTTTCCTACAGAAATTATGGAAGGCCGACCATGTGGCAAGAAAACAGACGCCCTCAGACTTTAGAGGAGGTGTGCAAGACTCACCATGCGCCGATAATCCACCGTCCCAGCGAATTTCCACTGGAAATGGGTCGTTTCGCGAATATGACGCAGATGCTCTTCCATCCCACGGTGGCGCACCCGAGCGAACCGAATGCTGGCATCCTCACTTATCTGCCGGGAGCCGGTTTTCCACTACACAAGCACGACTTTGCGCAAGTTTGGTATGTCGTTGAGGGCGAGTGCCGCTTCGGTGACGAGACGCTCCGTGCCGGTGACATGGTCTACCTGGAGGATCCGCATTTCGAATATGAGATGCACACCGAGAACGGTTGCAAGATTGTTTTCGTGCAGTATCCAGGTCCGACGACGCGCGCGCGGCCGATTCACGAGGGTCGCTTCAACAAGGAGGAAGCGCCCAACCTCGCTAAGGAAGACTTGGAGCACTAGGGGTCGCGCATTACCCTCGGTAAAATGGCCCGAAAGGACCCGCTAGTTATTGAACAATGCTCACGGTAATACACAACGTATACCGTTTGGCTGTCGCAACCGCCTTACGGAAGTTCCGTTTGAACAACCGAGGTGAGACCTTCTTCGTGATCCGCTCGGCGTCTTCGTAGAACGGGAACCGCTTTCTCATCCGTACCGAACGGCGCAGGATGTAGAGCTTGCGGCGGTTGGCACCTCGCGCCCCATACCGTTGATAGATCGTATCCTCGGCCAGATATCCCTTCGCACTATCAACCACTGTGCGTGGGCGCAATCTCTTCGGCGCACCTCTCCCACCACGTCGTGACTTCACATACCGCGCTGGAATGGCAATGCGTCCAGCCTTCGCCAATCGGGTGCCACCACGTGCATGGTGCTCAAGATTGCCTCGGTCGAAGCGATCTTCGGCGGCCACCGAAAGACGAGACTTGGTGGCCCACGTCACTGCATTACCCCTAAACATGGATGCCTCGAAGAACGCCTTGTTCCGGGCATCGAACGATTGTGGGTATGTACGGGCCGTCTTGTATTTCCCGACTGCCTTCATGGTGTCGTTCAACGTCTTTGCGAAGGCGAACAGTAGTTGCTTGCGCCCGAGCTTATCGAGCGACTTGTCGAGCTTCTTGTAGTTGCTTTTGACCGAGATCGAAACGCCCAGAAAAAATCCGCCCCGGGGGCGGCTCCTGACGCAGTTGTCGAAAGTGTACCGGAAGTCCTACTCGTAAGTCGGACTGGCAACAAGCTCTAATGCCGCACGATACTTAAAAATTCCTATCCCTCTTCAATGTCGACTGCCACAACTGTATGGCTCCGCTTAATGAGAGCCTGGACAAGCCTTCCATCTCCCGCGCACGGTTCCCATACCTGTGTCGGTTTCCAGTCAAGCCGGTCAAGTGGCGCTTTAATGATCGTATGAGGCGACGGGTAAGAATCATTCGTGTGTCCCACGATTCAATAACTCGGCTTCAGCGAGCAGAGCCATTTACGCGAAAGACCGTTAAAAGTCTATGGGTATTTTTATAGGAAATTCACGGTCTATTTTCTGCGCCACTTGAAGGGCATTGAGATCACCAATGATGAGGTCCTGCACCCATCCAAATATCAGGAAATTCCCTGCGGACCCGATTAAATTCGAGTGCGAGGAATGCGGTCGTTATGGCCGCTATCCCAAAGCCGCGTTGATCAAGCGATGCGGCGAGGACCTTGTATTGCCTGATTCGTTGAGGGCGGTCTCGGGTGACTGCGAGAAGCGGTTGAGCCCGGCTACTTTGGCCTGTGGTGCTATTTATCCAAGGCTTGTTCCGCGCCGACGCGAGGGCGGCTAGTCCTTCTGGGACGGCACGACGTACTTTTCCCAATGCTCGGCACCGGAATTTGTGCTCCCTGCGTTCGTATGGGATCAACCAAGCTCTCGGGTATGTTGACGTTGAAAGGGTATACGAGGTCTGATCATGCGCTTGTTTCAACCGATCGCTCTGCGCGGACTTGAACTAGACAATAGAATTGTCGTTGCTCCGATGACGCAATTCTCTGCCGATGATGGTGTAGCCGGCGACTGGCATCTGATGCATCTCGGAAAATTCGCGGTCGGCGGAGCCGGTTTAGTTCTGGCGGAATCCACCTATGTGACGCCCGAAGGGCGAAATACGAAGGCCTGCCTCTCAATCTACAATGACGCGCAGGAGCATGCGATCAAACGCATTGCAGATTTCTTCAAGCAATACGGTCATGCGAAATTCGGGGTCCAG